CCTGACTTTCTTCAAGAATATTTTCTAGTTCATCGTTGGATGAAGATTCATCAGATTCAGGTGTATCCGTTTCAGGAGATTCAGTTTCTTCGGAAGGCACTTCTTCAGCAGGAGTTTCTTCCACTGGCGTTTCCTCTGCAGGAGTTTCTTCTATCTCTGTACTCTCCTCTTCAATCGGAGTGGTCAAATCTGGTAAAGTTTGTTCAGGCGCATAAATAAAAGATGGTTGTGACGGAGCCTCAATAATTTCTTCTTCTGGTGCTGGTATAGAAATAACAACCTCTGTATATTCACTTACAGGTCCAGACCAGTTAGCAACTCTAACAGTATAGGTAGCACCTTCTGTCAAACCAGTTAGTTCTATAGATTCTGGAGCGCCGTCTGTATTATAAGTGCCACCCTCATATGGATTTTCTGCATCTGGGTCATCTGTTATTACTTGATAGAACCAAGTGTTTGCTGTGTATCCTTCTGGTAACTCTGGTGCAATAACAACTGTTGTTCCTTCAATCACTGGCTCTAATAATGTTGGTGCTGGAGTAGGAATATTATTATTAATAGCAGTGATTAATTCAGTTGCGTTAGTTGTCAATGTAGTTTGAAGAGTATTCTTTGTAGATACCGCTGAGTTTACGGTATTACTTAAAGATGTAGTATTAATAGCATTTATTGCTGATGTGTTTATAGTATTTTGAGAAACTACTGGTGTAAGACTTGAATTTAATTGGACAATAGTTGCATTTGCTGCATCTACGGCTGCCTGAACTGTTTCTGTGTTTGGATCTACATATGGAGTAAATGCTGCACCTTGACTTATTTGTCCAGCAAAACCTGATCCTACATTTGTATTTTCAATAGGAGTAATTGCTCCATTTGTCGTTTCTCTATAATTAAATCTTGCTTGATCTGGTATTGGACCTACAGCAGTTACATTTGCTATCCATGCTCCATCGTTTGGATTAACATCAGCATTAAATCTTACCTGTACCATTTGTGTAGAGGCATCTTGTTGAGGAAATGGTCTTAAGTCCCAAGCAATATCTAAACTTGTTCCAGTAGTCGCATATGTAATTCCAGTTCCTGTGCTCCAAGTAGTCCAGTCCCATCCAGCAATAGATACAGAAGGTGCGCCTGGAGTTGTATGATAAATCCATCCTTCATTTGTTCCAAATGTTATCGTTGCATTTGATCCAACAAATACATTATTATAAACAGTTCCACCCATTTGCATTCCGAACGGAAGATTCATTTGAACCCCAGCATCATCTACTCCAGCCAAAACATTTGTGCTAGTTCCAATAGTGGCTTGTAAATTGTTGACTGCTGTTTGAGCAGCATCAATAGCAAGGTTTGCTTGAGTTAATTCGGTTTGTGCGGTGGCTTGTGCTGTTGCTGCTGTTGTTTTTGCTGCAGTGGCTTCGGATATTTGTACCTGTGCAGTTGATGTGTCAATATTATTTATAGAGGTTTGGGCTGTGACAACAGTATCTTTAGCATCTTGAACTACCTGCGAACTTTGATCTATTGGTGTAACAGATAAATCTATAGCACTAATTGTGGCTGTGGCTGTGTCTACTAAGGCTACATTTGATTGTGCTATTGAGACTGTTGCGGTTAATGTTTCTACCGCTGCCTGAGCCTCTACCCTTTCAGCAACTGCTACTGCTATAGTGGCTGTGGCAGTATCCGTGGCTGCAATAGCCTGCTGAACCTCTGTAGTGGCTGTTGCAAGGGCTGTATTGACTGCCTGTTGAGCAGGGCTAACAACAACTTGTTCTTGATTTTCTGTAGCGTGAGCACGATCAGGAGCCATTATTCCAAAAATTGTTAAGCACAGTCCCACCCCAAAGGCTAATATTAGTCTTCGTTTGAGATTGGTCAATTGAGTGGTGGTCTCCTATGTGTAATTATATTAGTAATTATACCATTTTTATTCAATAAAAAAGAGGGTAGAAATTAATCTACCCTCAATTTTACAAGGAGTTTGTTATGCTTTTACTTTCTTTTGAATCTTAAGAACTAAATTCGTAAGAGTTGTAATTAAGGTTCTTAATTGTGCTATTGTTACCGCTAATGCAGCCACTGCAGCAAGTGCTTGTGAGGCTGAATCAGTAACTGTTGCAGTTGTAGTAACTTTAACTTGTCCTGCTGTTGGAAGATCAGATCCACCAGTTGCAGAAACAGTTACATTGCCAGCGCTTAGTGGCATGAAAACCTTATAAGTTTTTACACCATTTGCATCTGTTGTAACTGCTGTTGCAGTAATAGTATCACTTGATCCACCAAAGGAATAACTTGTAGTAATTCCACCAGCAGCAAGTAAGTTAGCATATGTCTTTCCAGATAGTACAGCACCTGTAGCATCAACTGCTGACAAGGTAATTGTTGCTTGCTCTCCTGCTACATAGTTTGCTTTATCAAAAGCCAACTTAATTGTAGCGACGGCAGCCTCAACACGAACTGTTGCTGTATCTGCAGAAATTGTGCCACTCTTTACAACTACACCTGCTGAACCAGTTTTTACACCAGTTAGCGAAAATAGTGCTGCACCATTTACAATGGAAGCAGTTGTTGCTGAGTTGCTAATTATTGTTAAATCACTTGAGGTAGCAGTTAATGTTCCTGCACCAACAATTACACCAGCAGCATCATATGCTACTGCAGAAATTGCATCTGCATTTGAACCTACTGCAATAGTTGGCTTCTTTACAGTTGTAACAACTTTAGCAATATCGCCATAAAATGTTACAGTTTCTGTTGCCAATAATACTCCAGATTGTGAAGTAAGTGTAATTGTTCCTACACCAGATGTTCCATCAGAAAATACTCCAATGTAACTACCTGCAGGAATAACCAATGATCTACCTAAACCAGTAATTGTTGCATGGTTTGTACCATGTCCCAACATACCAGCACCTGAAATAGTTGCTGTAATAGATTCTGAAGCAGAACCATTAGCAGCGTTCTTTTGAGTTAAAACAATAACTGCTGCAGCATCAGATGAAACTGTCTTTGAAGCATATACGGTAGCATCTGTTGTTGCTGAAATTGTTTCTCCAGCATTAAGAATAGATGTTGTATGTGCAGTTGATGCCTTAAGATCTGGTGCAGTTACAGTAACTGTCCAAGTCAATGCTGGAGATGTTACTGATCCAGAAGCGCTTGTTAATGTAGGAATAAATCTAATCACATATGTTCCAGCAACGCTAGGTACATAAAGTGATGATGTTAATTTTGCAGTAACATAGCCAGTTGTATTTGTCGCTGGCGAAATTGCTGCTGTTGTTGTGTCTGCTGATAGTGCCACTGTTGCGCTAGATGTTTCTGTAACAGCAAATCGTGGAACGCTAGCAGTAGATGGGGCAGACAATACTGCAGATATTACCGAAACGGTATCTCCAATACTTGTTCCCAAAAACGATACTGATACTACTGCTGTTGCAGTCTCACCAGGATTAATTGTATCTGCTACTGCATCAATGGTGACAACGTCAGCATAGACTGTAGCCTGTGTCGGAAGTGCCGACATCACGCCAAGCGTCAAGGCTGCAGCCAAGACTGTGGCAAGTTTCTTAAATGAATTCATTTTTCTCCTTGTTAGTTTATATTAAGTTTAATTTATCAAGAAAGTCCTTAACATCGTTAGGCATTTCTCGATTATCTAATTCTACCATATGTTGCTGTTTCTCCGCAAGTCGAGTTGCAGAACTCCATGTATGGACCTCAATTTCTGTATTATTATTTTTGGGGGTATGAGATATTGCCCCAAACACTGCTCCACAGACAGCATCTGCTAAGTCTTTGGATTTTTTACGAGGGTGATCTACCCTGTTACCCTTCATAATTTTTAATTCTGACATTTCTTCTAACAATAATGGAATCATAGGAATTGCCACTCGCTCTTCATAAATCATCATTGCTAAATCTTCGTAATGTTTTTTGGCAACTGAAACAGTTTCTGTTCTAATGCCAACAGCCTGTAATTCATTTTGAATATCAAAAGATTGCCAACGGTCAAAAGAAACCATTCCAAGATTAAAACCTTCTCTACGTAAATTAACTATCCATTGTTTTACTTCAGATAAGTTAACTGGACCTTCTGCTTTTGGTTCCCACCATACAACAGCATCAACAACAACTATGGGGGCTACCTGTTCATAGTCTTTAATAACTTGAATGTTAACCCATTTGTCAACATGTGCAATAGCAACAGCACACTTGTCATGTTTTTGTGCAAGGTCAGCATGGACATAATACATTTTTTCTGGATCTGGTTTAAAAGTTTCTTCAAACCTTTTAAAAGAGTCTATTGGATTTCTTGTGTTCATACATTTTTCTAACTTTTCTTTTTGTTTAAAGAAAGCATCTGAGGCATATGTTGGAACACAAGCAAAACGCATCATGGCATCGCCAAGATCTGTATAAAATGCTAGTTTAAAGTCATCTATTTTTCTTGTTGGATTTACTTCCCATGTTGGTTTTTTTAATGCTAATATTTTTGGAACTTTATAAGAAATAATTTGATCTTCTTCCCATGTAATTTCAAACTGATTGTTTGGATCATTATGTGGTAAGTCTTCATTCATAATAAAAGTATGTTTCTTTTCTATTGATTCTTTTTCCATAATTACATCTTCATACCGTTTTGAAATAAAGTCACCCTGATAACGAGGGAATGAAAGAAGAACAACCTTACCAAGATCTGGAAAACGAGAGTCTACCGATCCACGAAATGCTTTATAAATATTCTCTGCAGTTTTACCTTGTTCATTACCAGTTCCAACCTCAGAAGCAAATCCAGAAATTTCATCAAGTACTGCAAGCAACAAGTTTAAACCCTCATGAGATTCTCTTTCTGAATGTCCTGAGTAAACAGTAATTGATTTATCAAACTCAACGCTATCAGCCTTAGCATTATACTTACCTGCAAACCAAGGAGATTTTTCAATTTTTGTTTTAAAACCTTTAAAGAAAACGTTTTTAGCCTGTTGTGCGTTAATGGCAACGTTAATTAAATCTATCGCATCCCCGCTTGGTTTTCCGAAGTATCTTGCGGGGTCTTTGAGACAAAGTAACTTATAAACAATGTAAGCACAAGCAACAGTGGAAGTAAAATCTTTACCGCTACCTTTCCCCAACTGTAAGATGATTTCGTTTTTTGTATATTTGTCATAGTATCTAGCCCCCTCTACTGATCCATAAAGTTCTTGTAAATCTTCTTTCTTGTATATCTGACTCATTGCTTCTACTATGTCATACTGGATTGCTGACAAAGTTGGCTGACCAAGATAATCAGATGACTCAACAAATGTTTTAACATCTACTGGTTTTTCATCAAACTGATTTTCTTTTAATACATCTAAAAAATCATTAAACATCTTGGACAATTGTAATCACTTCGCCTTCTTTTGCAATTTGTGAAAGCCTATGCATAATTAAATCACGAACTTCTGGATGCGTAGAAGCAATTTCTCTAAGTATTTCAACAAGGACTTCTTGTCGTCTTTCAATTTGAACCATTTCTTCGGCAAGTTCTTTATTTTCTAACAAACCAGCCTTTTGAAGCATTTCAATTCTAGATTTTTCAATATCCATAACAAGTTTAATAGCCTGAGTCTTTGCACTAAGGTTATTTGTCATACTTGATTCATCAATAAC